GTTATATCCAGCCTTGGCTGTCGCCGCCATTGCATCGAAGTAGCTGATCTCTACCCACGGCATTGCGTCGATATTCGACACCGGAATGTCGCCAGCGCCACGGCCAGCGATGTGCGTCATCATCTGAAACGGCTCAACAACAGCGTCGTTCGGTAACGTGATTAGGGGGGTGAGAGTGAAAGCGTTTTTCTGATCGTTAATTTCCGCGATCTTGGCGCGTAAGTCAGCGGCCAGCGCTGGATATTCACTTTCGCACGCCTCGATATAAGCGCAGATTGCCGGGATAGCGTTTTGATCTGTTGATAGGTTCAGAACAAAATATTCATCTCCCTCATGCTTGCCGCCGACGGAATCTTGACCGTCTGTACGGGTGACCTTGAATTTATTGCAGAGACCGAGTTCTTGCTGGTTGATTGTGTTCATGTTGTCACCTGTATTTAGAGTAGTTGTGCGCCTGCAACATCTGAAAGTGAGAAAACAATGCCCCGGCAATAGGGCTCACCGTCTTCTACGATCTCGAATGTTTCATGCGGGATGTCGGTCTTGTAGGTGAACGAATAGCCTTCTTCTTTGCACCACAATGCCTCAATGGTTGCCGCCTGCTCTTTGAGCTTGGCGAAATACGGACAATCTGAATCGTCGCACTTGTTCTCCAGTAGCCCTTCGCTGTTCAGATACGCCGTTCCGCCATCAGAGCATCCAACTTCATCACTGATTGCTCCGCAGAATTCCATCAGGTCATCGCTTGCGCCGTACACCACAACAAGGCCGGATTGTTCAGCCTGAGCAGCCTCTTCATTGGTGATTTCTTTACCGTATTCGCGCCCGTTGAGTAGGGCGGCAAGGTCTTTGGCGTTCATGCTTCACCCACGCTTTCAACCACCGGAACCTTCACAAACGGATGCTTCTCAGTATTCAGCTTGATATGTGCGCCGAAGTGCTGGCCGATAGATTTTGCGCTCTTGAAAGTCTCGAATGCCTGCGCGTCGAAGTTGGCGTAGTGGTACGTGCTGCCAGCGCCTCCCTTAGCTTTGAACTGGATAGCGAGGGTATTTGTCGCCGGATCGTGACCGATTGCGTGAATCTGGTTAGATTCGACTTGGTACAATTGGATTTGCGGGTGTTTGGTTTTGGTGTTCATGATTGGCTCCTTTGTTTAATCCGGGCACCAATTAAGTGCCCGTACTTATTCCGGACTTTTACTTGCTCGCGTACTTGCCAAGCATCACCAGAGTTTCGGAGTCACCGATTGACTCTTCAATGAGAGAAGAAAGCTCTGTTGCCATTTCTTCTTCGTGCTTTTCAATTTTGATAATTCGCAAGGTAATTGTGGGCTTGTCGCTGCCGGTCAAAATTCCAAGCCGCATCACGAATTCGCGCTCTTGCAAGTCGGCGTATGGCTGGCATGTGAAATAGATCATTGTTGGCAACGTTTCGATACTGGTAGCTGTCACGCTCTCGAATGCAGACCTGCTTGCGCTGAGTTGCTTTTCGTTACTTTCCAGCTTGCGCATAGCTTCGATAGTGATGCTCCGTACCGCCGAAATTGCCTTATTAACCGGAACGTCTGCATCTTCGTGGAGGCATTTTATTGAATCAATCCAGTCTTCCAAGAACTCGGCGACATCAGTTTGATTTAACGGTTTTCCGCTGGTGATCAGGCGAAGTATTGAATATGCCGCTGTTTTCTTTGGGTCTAATACGGATACATTGTCAGAATGACCGGGAAGATCTGGCGTTCCAAGATTAAGGACTGCGGTTGCTTTCATATTTTCAGGGTCGATGAAAACGGCAGCGCCAGCTTCGGAATTCTTTTTTGTAAATATCGAAAAATCTTTAATCGAGCTGGTTGTCATGGTTCCGCGCATTCGACGACGTTCAGGCATAAATTTCTCAAGATCGTGCACGGTGAATTCAGAGGGAAGTGCCACGACTCCTATATTGGACTCTTTGTTTAATGCTTCTGCCGCCGCAGATATTGCCTGCGCTTTTGATAGTTCTTTAATTGCATCTTTGTCTAACATGATTTTTCCTTAGTGTTGTGGGGGTATTTGCTGTGGATTACTTAACTTTTCCGTCTCGCTCCAAGAACGACATCTGGTTTTCCGGTGCCAGCGAAAGACGACCGTATTTGCCTACGTGCAATGGCGTAACGCGCTCTTCTTTTTCGCTTGCCGTTCCATTGAGAGTAGGGCGCTCGAATTTCAACAGGTGCTTGCAAAATACCTGCGTCGTGCCGGGTATTTGTTTGAAAGCAAGCCGGATCGTAACGATTCCTTCGCGACTGTTATCTACTGCCGATGCCGCTACTTGCGATAGCGTGAGAGCCAGCTTTCGCTCAAATACACCGCCGTCCAAGTCTTCAAAAAATGCGCTTACGTCGGTTCCTGTGTCGTTTTATTGTGCTGCGGATGTTTTTGTTTCTGTCGTTTTTTGATTCACGGTTTTCTCCTTTGTGGTTGAAATTAAGCTGCCAACTGTTTAAACGCGCCCATCAGCCATTCATCAGCAGTGCATACGCTGACGCCGAATTCCTTAGCCACGGCTTCGACCATTTGCATTTTTGTTGGGCGCTTGCTGACTACTGGCGCAGCAGTAGCGGTATTTTTTTGCATATCCGGAGTTGGGAATGGCCATGTGACGGCAGGACGAACAGCATGCTTCGTCTGCTCTAATGCAGGCCGCGCGCTGTCATGCGTGACGGCTTCGCTCTGGTGGTTATTCTCTTGAGTGCCATTTTTGGCACTTTCTGCTGCCAATGCTGCGGCGGTTTTCGCGTCGATCTTGGCCTGAGCCTCGGCTTTGGCTCGCTGTTCTGCCTCCGCCTTGGCGCGCTCTTCTGCGCGAATGCGCTCTTCGTCTGCCTTGAGCTTGATCGCTGCCTCCGCTTCCGCTTTTGCCTTGGCTTCTGCTTCCATGCGTGTGCGCTCTGCTTCAAGCCGCGCAGCTTCATCGGCCTTCTGCTTTTCGATACGGCTGGTGATGGTCAGCGTGAAATCTTCCAACGGCTTTGCCATGAGTGCTTGCAGGTCCGGGAAGAGGGCGCTCATACCGGCGGCATTCTCTTTGCACCATGTCAGCTTTGTACGAACATCCTTTGCCGTGGCATCGGCAGTGATTTTGCTGGACGCAATAATGTCGTCGCATTTTCCTTTGATGTTGTCCAGCTTCGCCATACCTTTGATGGCTCCAATAAAATCAGGAAGCGGAAGATTAAGTTTGATCGGCTTTGTTTCAACTTCAAGAGCGGCTATGTGCGCAATATAAGTTTCGCGCGCATCTGAAATGATCTTCGCTTTGCGGGTATCCTTTTCTGACGTTACCCGCTTCTTTCCGGCAATGCGGGCTTGAGCCATAAGCTCTTGCAATTCCTTCAAATCTTTTTTGAATTTGTCCGGGTCTTTGAATTCTGCATCGACTTGAGCGGCTATCAATTCGCACTGATCTTCTGCCAATGCGAATTTCTTGCACAGCGCGTCCAGGTCTGCGAAGTCCTGATCCGTTTCAAGCGGCCTCTTAGATTGCTCAACCAAGATCAGGATGGCCGGTTTTACATCTTGATGCAGGTTTGTGGACAGTGCCATGCCATGCATCTTGTAGGTAATGGAAGGTAGGTCACGGATTGGGGCGGCTACGGCTACCGGTATTGCTTCTACTGGAACATGGTTGGCGAGGTCTTTCTCAAACTGCGCCCATCCGTCAATGATGCGCTGACGCATTGCCTGGTCAGACTTATAGATGCGCGACCGCTGATCTACAACCTCGTCGCTAGCATCGAATTTGCTGGCAACAAACAGCGTTTCATCCACACCGAATACCATGTGCTGCTGTTCCATCTGAGAGGTATGCAATTCAAGCAGCGGCTTGTCGTTGTCGAATACATCGCGCAAATCATCGTTCAGGCTCTTGTGTTCAAAGTTTTTGGTGATGGACATATTCAGGCCATCCGATGATGCGGACAGCAAGCGAGAAAGCCCGTATTTATCCTCGGTCGCGATAACCGGATACAGATCATCGTCAAGGATTTTCTCTGCCATCGGACGTGCTAGAGCCTCGAAGCGATGACCATCATCGAAACGGCGCTGCGTTGCAGCGTCAACATCCATGGCGATACCGAATGCCATTTCATCAAGTAATTGAGTGCGAGTTTTATACGGACTGATTCCCAGCATTGCTGGAACGTCGCTGGCATTAAAACAGCGCTCGCGGTGAGCAAGCCATTCAGGAGACCCTTGTTCAAGGTTGATTATTTGCATGGTCATTCTCCTTAATCGTTCTCATGTGCCCACGAATCAATCGTGAGCTTCTGTTCATCGGTTAGCTTTTCCTTTGTTTCAATGAACGCGATTAGCTCGGCCACGGTCTTTTTCTTGTCGATAATCTGCGCTTTCCATTCAGTCGTTTTCTTGGTGAATTTCTCAGAAGTGCAAACTGGCAATTCCTTCTTATCAGCCGTGGGCTTCGCTACCTTCTCGCCGCCTTCTTCTGGCTCAAACCAATCCGCTGCGACACTCATGCCATCGCGCAAGCTGGCATAAATCTTTCTGAGATTGACTACTTGAGCCGGAACAATGGCATCCATTCTGCGTTGAATGCGTTTTTCAATTTGCTCCTTGGTTACATAGAAAGGCGTGAAAGCCTCAATCAATTTTGCCATTGCCTCTGGACTGCAATCTGCATTCGCTTTCATTGTTTGCTCGCAGGCGCTGACGGCAGTTTCTGTTACGTCTCCGGGAAGAATCGCCAAGATGCAGGCTCGTAAACGACGACTTCCTTGGTTTGCAACGAGCTCGTAAACCTCGCGCGGATCGTCCAGCTTGTAGCTTTGCCCGTTTTTCTTGTATCGGATATGTGGCACTTGGAAAGTAATTTCGCGTTTTGTGTTGGTTTCGATGTCCCAGCAATACGCTTGCACACTGGATTCTCCATTTGACTGCTCAAGCTCGCGAATACCGAAGCTGATATTTCCCCACGACTGCGCCATAGCCTCAGCCAATCTGATGGATGGGCCACTAATATCCGTACCGCCCTTGGCATAGGTATAAACAGCAGCATTGGCAAGACTTGGGCGCGTGCATGCATTCAAAATGCGATCCATGGCTGCTATCTGATCACGCGGGTTCATACGAGCAATCATCATGGCTGCTTGAACCTCTGCAATTCCACGCTGTTGGTCTGATTGCGCAACCGCACTACTTTGATGTGCAGGCACTTGTTTCTGTCCTGCATAAGGGTTTGTGACTATTTCATTCATGACGTACTCCTGTTGTATTTTTATTTCGCGAAGGCCACGGCTACGCCGCGACCCGTGACCAGTTACGCAGAAGCCTTTTTGGTGCAGCGGAAGCCGACGCTGTCGACACCGACGTCAGGCCAGTCGACGCCGAGATTGAAGACACCGGAACTCGAGACGCCCCAAAAGCCACCGCGCAGCAGGGCATAGCCAGACCGATCGCATTCGCCTTCAGGCCGCCAGCCGACACCTTGAGTCATGGACGGAATAGGGCAGGTCGTCAGCAGTGGAGAGTCGGCTGGAATCTTTCCGGTCAGGCCGCGCTCGTCGCCGTGCAGGTTGTCGAACATCCATTGCAGCGCATTGCCTGACCAGTCTTGGATACGTCCGCCGTTCGATAGCACAAACCAGCGGTTTTCTTCTGGATCGGGCGAGACGTAGGTGCCGGGCTGTGCGCTGCTGACGGTGCCTTTGAACAAGCCGCGCTTCATGAAGCCGACACCGACTTCGCCGCTCAACCAGTTGGCGGGTTGGTGGTAGATGTCATACGAGATTGCCAGCGATTGCAGCGAGGTCAGCGGGTTATATCCAGCCTTGGCTGTCGCCGCCATTGCATCGAAGTAGCTGATCTCTACCCACGGCATTGCGTCGATATTCGACACCGGAATGTCGCCAGCGCCACGGCCAGCGATGTGCGTCATCATCTGAAACGGCTCAACAAC